AGTTGCAAAAGTTACTAGTGTAGATTTAGTCAGTGATAATTGGGGAGATTTACTAGGTGCATTTTTCTTTAGAGATCCAAATACAACACCAAAACCTCCAGTTCTTTTTGAGACAGGATCAAAAACATTTAGAGTTACAGCTGCACCAGAGGGCACTATACCAGTTCCTGGTAGCACTGATCATGCTAGTGATGCATCTGGTGTATTCACTGCTTCAGGCACCATAGAAACCCAAACAACAAACACTGTACAAGTAAGAAATCCACCACCACCATCTGGAACTAAAGCTAGCGAAATAACTACGCAAACAAACATGTCATGGAAGAAAGAATTAGGTGAGAAATTCCTTGCTCCTCATAGAGATCCACTGGCACAATCATTTACTGTTGATGAAACTGGTGCATTTTTAACTTCGTTTGATGTTTACTTTAAATCAATCGATCCTAAAGCAAAGTTATTTGTTGAATTAAGAGAGGTTGAATTGGGAACTCCTACTCAATATTTGGTTCAAGATTATGCTCAATTATCAGAAGCACAGAAATTTATATTTACTTCTAATCTTAAATATCAAACTATGTTAGATAGTGTTCAAGGTAGAGGACCATGTCTTGCTTTCTTACCATTTTGCACAAATCCTGAATTAGAAGGTGCCATTGTTGCATGGGACTTTATGGAAACAATTCATAGTAGAAGTTATACATACATCATCAAAAACTTATATGCTAATCCAGCAGATGTTTTTGATACTATTATTGAAGACAAGAAGATAGAAGAAAGATCAAAAGCAGTAACCGAGGCATATGATAAACTAATCAATCTAGGTTACAAATATCAATTAGATCCAAAGTCTGTTGATATGTATGAGTTAAAGAAAGCATTATGGCTTGCATTAGTGACGGTCAATGTATTAGAAGGTTTAAGATTCTATGTATCGTTTGCTTGTTCATTTGCTTTTGGTGAATTAAAACTTATGGAAGGTAGTGCAAAAATATTATCACTAATTGCAAGAGATGAATCACAACACCTTGCAATGTCGCAACAAATAATTAAGGCGTATCTTACAAAAGAGAATGATAAGGTGATGAATAAGGTAATTAAAGATACACAAAAAGATGTTTATAAAATCTATGATGACGCTGTTCAGCAAGAAAAAGATTGGGCAAGTTATCTATTTTCTAAAGGTTCAATGATCGGCCTATCAGAAAAACTATTACATCAATATGTAGAGTATATTGCAAATAGACGAATGAGAGTAATAGGATTAGAGCAAAAGTATGAACAATCAAGTGCAAACAATCCATTACCTTGGACTCAACATTGGTTTAATAGTAGATCACTTCAAAACGCACCACAAGAAACTGAAATAGAAAGTTATGTTATTGGTGGCGTAAAACAAGATGTTAAAAAAGATCAATTTAAAACTTTCAAACTCTAATGGCAGACGATAACGATAAAAAGATATACATATCCTGTAAGAATTGTGATGTAGGGTATTGGGTAAAGTGGTCAGATGATGACGCAGAACCCAACACTTGTCCTTTCTGTGGGTTCGATACTTCAATAGATGAAGAGGATGCGATTTTTGAGAATGAAGAAGAAGAAGATAATTGGAATTGATTATAGTTTAAGTAGTCCCGCTATATGTGTATGTAGAGGTGACTTCAAGTTTGATAATTGTAAGATATATTATTTAACAAATGTGAAAAAATATGAAGGTGACTTTGGTAATATAAATGGCAGACTACATCTACCCTATACCTCCGAGCAACAACGACACGACCAAATATCGAATTGGGCGCTTTCTATTATTGATACTGCTATTGGTAATATTTTTATAGAAGGATACTCATATGGATCAAAGGGTCTAGTATTCAACCTAGCAGAGAATATGGGAACCCTTAAACATAAACTCTATAAACTCAATAAACGATTTCAAGTAATAGTGCCTGGGCAGATCAAAAAGAATGCTACAGGTAAAGGCAATGCAGATAAACAAAAGATGTATGATCAGTTTATCGCAGATACAGGCATAAATTTAGTCAATAAACTTGACCTATCTAAACTCAATAATCCAGTAACCGACATTGTAGATTCATATTATATTGCGAAATATGGGGCGAATCAGTAAATGTTCTTGTTTTGTTCTTCTATAACCCTTGTAAAATAAGGGTTTTTGACGCTTGACTTATTGGGCGTTTTATGTTATAGTAATACTATATGAGAGAAAAAATGAATGGTTATTTTGCAGTTGCCTTAAATAAGAACGACTCAAAACTAGTATCTACAAAAGCAACATTTCCTATTGTTGTATCAGATCACATTACACTTGCATATAAACCATCAAAAAGAATTTACAACAAATACAAAAAATTAGTCGGTCATAAAGTCGGTGCTATGATTGAAGGTTATAGATCAAACAATGCTATTGACGCTTTATGGGTAGGTAAGATGATTGATATTAATACAGACAAATACATCAAAAGACATGATGACGGTGACGCTCATATAACTTTATCACATAAGAAAGGTTATAAACAAGGTGACGCCAATACAATGTTTATTGATCCTACAATTAATCAAAGAAAGATTGGTTATGTTGAAGGTGTAGTAAAATATTTTGATTACAATAAGAGAGGCAAATAATGAGTGAACATTTTAAAAGTTTTAGTATAGTTTATAAAAGAGAGTATATTGATTCAGAGGATCAACATGACCCTAATTTCTTTATCGGTCATGCTATATACAAAAATGTTCCTATTGAAAAATTAAAATATTACAGAAAACAATTATTAAAGATGAAAGAAATTTTAGATAAACAATTTAAAGAAGACGCTACTAATTTTACAGGTTCTACTGGTATTGAGATTGTATATCCAGATGAATATTACCAGACTTATGAAGATGTGTTTGGTGATAGTGCCAAAGATACAATGAATGCTAAAGATTTATGGAATGATTATGGTCAACAATATGAAAGACAAGGTTTCAGAAAAGACTTTGATCCTGATCTAACAAAAAATTATAAAACTAGAACAGATTACAAATACAATACAATACAATAGAGGAGAACATTATGGGAAAAGTTGATACAGATTGCTACACATTTAAAAATGATGTTGGCAAAAATCTATACAGAAAGAAAACATACTATACACTTGTTGTTGAACAAGATGTATTGGCAAAAGATAAAGACGAGGCTGATACTAAATTTACAGACTTCGGTGGTTTAGATCACGGCAAGATAGTAAAAGATTTAGCACAAACAAGTGATGGTGTTGAAACATATATGGTTGACGCTAACTATACAGATTCAGATACGACACAATATATAGGTAAAGTTAAGTATGATGATGAGTGGCAAGACCTAAAAGAGGCTGTTGAGTGTGAAGATGTGCATATAGACACTTATGCTAGTGAAGATGAACCACTACAAACAATACCTATGACCGAGGCAGAAGAAGATAAGAACGCAGGTGTTGTAAGAGATAAAGACAATAATGTAAAAGGAGTTGAAAATGGGGTTTGATTTTTTTCTATTACTTCTTTTAATTGCAGTAGGCGCTTATGCAGTAAGTAATTCTATTCATATTGCGTTTATATTTAATAATGCAATCAAAAGTTGTAAAGTATATTTAGAAAAATTGTTAGATTTATTGAGATAATTGGGTGCTTGACTTTTATCTAAAAATGTTATATAATGAAAAAACTAATGCGTAAAAAAAAGACTACAAGAGAGAAGTGGCAAAAGATTACTAGACCCACATTTACAAGAACACTACAAGGTTTTGAAAGACCCGATTATACTTTAGATATAAACGGCATACAAAGAAATTCTATACCAACAAGTGATAGAATCCCAGGCGCTTGTGTAAAGAGAACTTTACCCAAAGTCAAAATGCCTGCTGGTAAAACCATCGGTATCGCTTACAACAAAGGTAATTATCAAGTTGTTGACGCTGCTGATTTTAAAACAATGGGAAAGAAGATATGAAAAAATCTATACTTTATTTATTCCCTATTTAATTGACTTTTGAGCTTAATTAACTCTGTATACGAGTTTTCATCTAAGTTGTTGATTAATTTCTGTTCAAGAGATTCAATTTTTTTAAGATTAGTCTGGTCCGC